ACCGGCATAGATCGCCATTTCATAGGTCGCCGGTTCATAGGTCGCCACAGACATATCGGGTTCGGCAGGCATGCCCTCCGCCGGTTCATAAGTCTGCGAGAATATTTCGCTTTTGATCGGACAAAACTCCCCCTTCACGCCCTTGATGATCCAGTCACCCGGATTGGCGCGCATTTGGCCTTCCGGCGTGTCGATCAGGATGTATGCGCCCATGGCGTCGTGGGCGCACTGAAAGCTTGCACCGTTCGAGCGCATCCAGTTCTGGATTTGATCAGCTTCCGCCACGACTGCGCGAGCCTCGGCTTGCCATGCCGGATCATGAAGGCCGGTGAATCTGTCTCTTTCATCTGGCTTGAAAGACGGCACGAACTGCATAGCCTCGATCACAACGGGTTTCTTGCGGTAGAACGACATGTGGGGATGTCTCCTTCTGTGGGGTCATTGCGGCGCTTCGCCGGGCTCTTCTTTCTTCGAATCCGCAGCATCCTCGCGGTCGATGTCCTTGTGCGCAGCATCGGTCAGCATCTTTGCCCCGGTCAGCGCCAATTCCTGCGCGCGGTCGGCTTCCTTGTCGGCCATGCGCATTTTCTCGACCTCGATGTCCACTTGGGCGCGGATCTTCGCCACCTGGACTTGGACATCTTCCTTCTGCTCGCCCTTGGGCGCTTCATCGGGCAGCTGCGAAATCATGCCTTCCAGCGTGCGGGATTTCGGGAAGCCGCGAACGCCGAACATCAGCAATTCCTTCGCGGTCTTCATGTCAAACTGGCCGGTGGCAATCAGCGGCATGATCTGCTGCACGAATGTCGAGAAGGCCCCCAGAAACTCAACGCGCGCCTGCTTGTCCGATTCCTCGTCGGCCAGCACGGTTGAAGATGTCTCGATCGTGATGGTGATCTTGCGCGTCAGGTCATTGCGCAGGCGATCATGCACCAATTCGAATGACGTGTCCGGCAAGGGCTCTTGCTTCGGCGGCTGGGGCGGCGGCGGCAGGCTGGCCGGGTCGAACGGTTGCCCCGCTTGTTGGGCGGCGGCCTGCGCCAGTTGCGTTGCCTGAGTGTAGGCCTGCATTGTCTGCTCAAACTGCATCGCCTCGGCCTGCGCCTGCGCGATGATCTGCGCACGCTCCGCCTCTGTGTCTGGAATGTCCAACCCGCAAATCTCGGCCAGCCGCTGCGTGTCGAACATTTCGACCGTGACCTCCAGCATGATCCTGAGTAGATCGCGGGCATAGACGGCCATTTGGCGTTGCTTCACTGCCAGGCGCATCCCGGCGTACTTGCCCTTTAGGTTCTGCGCGGAGGCCGTCTCGCGCGGGTCGCCTTGGGCGCGCATGATGTCGGAGATTCCAGAGGCCTCAAACATGGCCTGCTTGGCACTCTCACGCATCGCCTGCAGCGCCTGCACGCACTTGATCATCGCATCGAGCGGCAACCACTGGATGATATTGTTGGTGCCGCCCTTCTCCATGAGGGCAATCCACGATTCAACCGGAATGAGTTGGTTCTTGCCTTTCAGCAATTCCTTGACCTGATCGGCCATTGTACCGGGGAACAGACCGGCAACTGCCATCACGTCCAAAATCTCGCGCATCTTGCGGGTGGCGATGTCGATTTCCTTGGCGCGTTCCTCGTAATAGGCGATGTCGGGCCGTGGTGTCATGCTGTCGCCGCGCGTGGTGGCCATCAGCGGCTTGGGCATCGGGAAAAAGTTTTCCAGATTGAGCGGGTCGGCGATCTTGTCGAGGATGACGCCTTGGCAATCGGGCGACCACCAGATGACGGATTTTGTCTCGCGGTTCCAGATTTCCCAGACAATCGCGGTGTCAAACGGGTTGGCCACCGGGTCGCCGGTCGTATCAACCGCACCGGTCAGCGAGCGGTTTTCGCGGTCATCATCGGTGAAACTGCGGGATTTGTCCTTCAATCCCTTGTTGGAATAGCTGAATGCCTGCGCCTTTTCGGGGAAACGCTTCTCCACCTTGGAGCGCGTCATGGGCACTTCGAAGGCGATCCATGGCATTTGGTCCCAGCCGTGCGCCGGGGCGAGCAACAGGCGGCGCCACTCGCAGGCGCGCGGCACAACCTCTTCGCTGGCCTTGATGCTTTCAACGGTCGGCTGTCCGGTCAGGGGGTCAACGCCGGGCTGTTCCTCAAATTCCGCCCGATAGAGAACCCGGGCCGCGCCCCGGCCGGGAATGAGCCAGTCATCCCGCACCCGCTCCAGGGCTTCATCGAGGCAGGTTGTCGTCACCAGCCATTGCGCGATGCGCTGCCCTGCCTCGGCCGCCATCAGATCGGTCTTGTCGCTGCGCCCGTCGCCATGCCAGCGCCGCTGCACCACGGGGATTGGGGTTTCCGAGAACACCAAAGGTTTCAGGACTTCGATATTCGAGTGAATCAGCCCGGTCAGATCCGTGATGGTGTTGTTCTTGGGCGCATCCGAACTATCCCCATCGCCCGCATCATCGTCGGGGCCGAAATAGAGGCGCTCCGCGTGCATCCCCTCTTGGCGAAAGCGGCGTTCAAACACCATTGCGGCATTGATCTGACGCTTCCAGAAGTCGGCGTTTTCATCGGGGCCAAGGCTTTCCGCCTCGGTGTCTGTTTCGGGCACATCAGGGCGCAATTCCGTCACTGGACCGAATGCAATGGCGTCTTCTGCGCCGGGCCCCATTGAGCCAGCCGCAACGATGTCGCGTTTATCCATGATCAGCGATCCCGCCGTGCCTGTTCCTCGTCATGGCGCGACCATAGATCATCGAGGCTATCCCCGTGCGGCGAGCGTTGTTTCTTGGGCGCGTGGCCCGCCACGACACGATCGAGGCCGCGGGCAAAGAGGGTGGCGGCGTCTACCGTGTCATCCTTCCGCCCGGTCGGGAATTGCAACAATTCCGTCTCGAATGCGTCCAGATGCACAAGGAAGGCTGGAGATACCTTGTCGCGGTGGGGAAGGTAGAACTTGCCCATTGCGGCAAAGCCCAGGAGCGTTTGCGCGCGGCTCGGCTTGTCGGTTGTGCTGGCGATCTGCACCCGATCGACAAAGGCCCTCTCTGCCATCATCTGCGTCTTGATCAGCGGGCCTACAGAATTGATGATCTGCCCGGATTCCTCAAACCACCGAAGCGGTTTCCACTTCTTCACCAGCCTGATCCAGTGCGAAATCCACTTGTCGGACTCGGTGCGGCCGCGCCACATATCCAAGAGGAAGATATTCATTTCCCGGTCAATACCCCAGATCATGTGAACGGTCCAATCTGGGTTGTCGCCCTGCCCTTCCTCTTTGGTCGCATAGTCGCTTGAGCCGTAGATTTGCAGGCCTGTCAGGTCGATCTTAGTGGGGTCAAAGCGCGTGATGTGGTCGAGGGTGAACATCAGCCCTTCTTGCGGGCTTGGGCGTTGCTGGAAGAGGGCCGACCACATCCAACCGCCGCGCTTGCGCACGCCGCCCAGCTTCTTCTCGCCGAACTGTTCCGGCCACAGCCATTCGCCAGGCTTTCGGCCCAGAGGGTCATTGTCATGCTCTGCGACGGCTGGCAGGGAAAGCACATACCAGCGTTCGCCGGTTTCGCGGTCCTCATACCAGCCGGTCGAGCCGTCGAAATTCTCGGGCAGGATTCGCCCGGCCGGATCATCCATATGCCAGCGCGTGAACACCATCAGCTGCTTGGCCCGGCCCTGCAGGCGGGACAGAAGGTCAGTCTTGTAGGTTTCCCAGACCTCTTCGCGCATGTGGGCCGACATGGCGATTTTGCGGCCCTTCACCAGATCGTCCATGAACAGCCATTCGGCGGGGTTGCCGTGTTGGTTGCCGCCGATCGCCCCAAAGGCGTTGTATTCGCCGCCGCCAGAAGTGGCCCATTGGTCCTTGGCCTGACTGTCAGGCGCCAGAGACACATCAGGGAATGGCCATTCCGGCTTGGTCAGCAGGTTGCGCACGTTGCGGCCGACCTTGCCTGCATATTTCTGGGTGTGGACCACAGACATCATCTTGGCCGTGGGGTACTTGCCCATCAGCCAGGCGGGAAACAGCGTTGTCGCCATCAGCGTTTTCGCGTGGCGAGGTGGCGCGAACAGCATGGCGCGGTCGATCCGGTCGCTTTCCATCGCCTCACATAGCTTGGATATGACCCTGATGTGTGCCGGGGGATAGAATCCGGTCATGCGCATGTAGAACCGCAGGAATGAGGTTTGCGCGGCCCGCCTGTCCTGCTCTTCCAGCAGGATCAACTCTTCCATGTCGGCGGGTGACATCATCATTTAGGCAACTGATCTTTTTTTCTTGGCGCTGGACAGGTCCACCACATTGCCCATCTGTCGCGCCCAGGCGGCTTCGCGCTCCGGCCAATAGTTCAGCCGGGCCTCTGCCGCAGCGGCCTCGACAATCTCTTGAGCAGAGAGAGGCATCAGCCCATGATCGCCGCAGACATTGCACTCGATGCGCACATGCCGGGCGTCGGTGATCGGGCCGAATTCATTGACTTGGCCGCTGACTTTTTCCCGGCGCAGCCCGCAGGCCGGGCAAGGCGCACAGTTGCCGTGCAGGGTGTGGTCAACCATCACATGACCTCCGTGAAATTGCGTTCGATGGCGATCCGCTTGATGTTTTCCCACGCCGCCCACCAGTCTCGGTCAAGGGCAACTGCGGCAAGGCGCGAGTCGCTGCCTGCCGGGAACGTCCACCACCCGTTCTCGCCAAACTGGCGGCGATACTTGCGAGCAATCTCTGACATGGCGCGACGGCTGGTTTCCGGGGTCAGGCGCCAGTGTTTCCCGCAAATCCATTCCTCAAAACGCTTGGCGGTGGTGCGGCGGCATCCTGGGACACAGCAGGAAATACGGGTGCTCATAGCAAGCTTCCCTGTTGGAATTTTTTCAGACGCGGGACGCGGAACATGTCAGGCTGCGCATATGCGGCTTCGACACGGCGGCAGGCGATGTCGAAATATGCCGGGTTAACCTCAATGCCGACGCATTTACGGCCAGCCTTGGCGCAAGCAACGAGGGTAGTCCCGCTGCCCATGAAAGGATCAAGGACAGTTCCAGCGGGACATTTGCGCATCAACCGTTCAATCAGCCCTACGGGTTTTTCGTTCGGATGCACCCGGCCATTTTTGGCCATTGACTGCACAGGTGGAAAATAGATCACGTTGCTTTCATCGCGGGCACCGATGAAGCCTTTTCCGATGACATAGATTTCCTCACTTGACGGCTTCCACGGCAAATCAAGCGCACCCATGCCAAGGGCGGGGCCCTTGTCCCAGGTGAGGACCATCCTGCAGCCAAGAGGGGTTGGTTTCGACCGTGACCCAAAAACCAAGCACGGCGTTGCCTGTGTCGCAGCCCAGATCAGCAAGAACTGATCACGGACAGACGTGTCATGGTCATTGGCGATCTTCTTGCCACCGGACCAAAGTTCGTCAGTTGCAAACCCGCTCTGATAGTCAATCCCGTATGGCGGGTCAGTGATGACCACAGCAACTGGGTCAGTCAGGGGCATCATTTCGAGGCAGTCCCCCAAAATCAGCCTGCAATCGCCGATGCGTTCCTCTCGATGGGTCATCACGCGCGCCCCTTGATGGAGAAGCCCAGAACCTGCAACGGCGTGAGAACTTTGCCTTTCGGAGCAATTGCAAGTCGGGCTTCAAGACCATCAACGCTGACCGCCGCCCCGTCCATTTTGACGCCCGGTTCAAGACCCAGAAACTGAAACGGCAGACCGCATTCGGCGCATTTGATCGTCACGTCAGCTGTGAACCGGCCAACGTCTTCGAGGCGGTTGACCGCGACGTGGGCGGCAAAGTTCATGTGTTTGCATTCGGTCATTTCCCGGCATCCTTTCTGTCTGTGGCGCGGCGGCTTTCGCGCCATCCAGCCTGAAATGCGTTGTTCCAGAGGACTTCACAAAACGCCTCCATCCCCCACGCCTTTGCCCTAGACCGAATGTCCTCTGGCATGTGCAGATTGGCGTGCTGATAGGCCATTTCCGCCTCTGCCGACTTGCGTTCCAAGGCCAGACGCTTGACGGCCTCTTGCTCCTCTGGACTTCCAAAGTGGTCGGCGTAGATGCGAGCAAGGTGCTGCATTTTGGGATTGCCAGTCATATCTTCCCTCCCGCCTGTTTCGGCACCGGCACGGCGATGCCCAACGCCTTCGCCGCCGCTTCCATCGCCTCGACCGATTGGGTGTAGAACCGAGCGAAGCGTCCTCCCTCGCGGTCCCGCAGGCGGCGATAGAGGTTGACCCATGCGGGGTACTCCGCCACCGGAACACGCAACCTCCAGCGTCCTTTGACGAGGATCACCGCGCTTTGGTCCTTGGTCGGGATGGCCTTCATGTCGGGGCCATTGTCGGGGGTCATAGAAAGCCTCCTTGCCGCGCGTCTTCGCGGTCGAGCCAGCGAAAGCCCGGCTCCGTGCGCACTTCATCCAGATCCCACACGAACCAGGCATTGCGCTGCGGTGGTGATCCCTCTCCGGTGAAATCCAGCTTCCAGCGCATCAGGTAGCAGTAGCTGAACGGGTTGGCGTCCAGCAGCGCGCCAAGGCCATTTGACCGGGCGGCAGGCCAGTCCCACGACAATAGCAGCGCACAGTAGCGCCAGCCGGTCATGTTGAGCGTGTGAAGTAGCCATTTGCCGTGTCCATCCCGGGCATTGATCAGATTGTATGGCGGGTTAGTGATGATGGCCGGGGCCTGAGACTGCCTGATCGAGAAGAAATCCCCAAGCCAGCTATCGGGACAACCGCGGTCGATCAGGTCGGAAGCATCACAGGGAATACCCGCGTTGCGGATCTCGCGCACCAAAGCCCCATCGCCGCAGGCGGGTTCCCAGACCGAGCCCAAGGCGCGAATCCTGTCACCATCGCGCGCCAACAGGGCGCGGATCGCCTCGGGCTGGCCGGTTGGGTAAAAATCCTCCGATCGGCGTTTGTCCTTGGCGGTCTTGGGGCGGGTCGATTCCTGCGCCTGCATCAAATCGCCTTGCCGGTCGTCAGCCTGTGGCTTGGCCTTCATCGCGCGAAACAGGCTCTTGGCGGAAGCTGATGTGTTTTCGCTCATAGCAACTGTCCCTGAATTGGCTTTGCGGGCGGGGCTATGAACAGGTCGGGCTGGCGAGTTGCTTCATCCACGCGCTTGCAGGCGATGTTGAAATAATCCGGGTCAAGTTCTATGCCGGTTCCGTGGCGGCCTAGACGTTGGCACGCTACTAGGGTGGTGCCACTGCCCATGAAGGGATCTAGGCAATCCCCGTCAGGCGGAACTATTGCCTGCACACACTCGCACATTAGCCACAGCGGCTTTTGTGTAGGGTGCTTCCTATCCTGCGGCGGTGGTCCGACCCAATAAGATTTTATGCACCCACCGACAAACCATGCGGATGGTAGCTTTCCATAGAATGCGTGTTCCGTAGCAGACAGGAAAAGGCTTTGGCCGTTTAGAACGGGAGGGTTTGGCTTTGCCCATGTCAACGCGCGTTCTGCTCTTCCTGGCAGAACCGCCGCAATTTGATTGAGTTGCCGCCAGTCGCACCAAGCGATTATGCTTTCAATGGATTGCAAGGACATAAGCGCGGCAAGCGTCGTCGGTGTGGCTGAATCGCCATCCCAATCCCCATAATCCAAACGCCGCAGCCCATTTGACTTCTGACTTATGCCATATGGTACATCCGTCACCACAGCGTCAAAACGCTCCAACATCGGCATCACCTTGAGGCAATCCCCCAATATCAGCCTCTGCCCGCCGATGCGTTCCTCTCGGATAATCACAGCACCCACCTCCGAAATGTTTCCCGGATGATGTATGCGCGGATGAAGCTGGCGGCGAAGAAAACGCCAGTGATGCCCGCGCCTTGTGTTGGCGTAAACCCGAGCCAGAACACGGTCAGCGTCCATGAGACGATCAGGCCGATGATGGCGTTTGTTGCGGCCTCTACGGCTGAAATCATTCCATCGCTCATGGCTTTTCTGCCTCTTCATTCCGGCGCCGCAATGCGGCCAGCCGGGCGGTGATGTCGTCGTCGGTCATGCGTTGGGCCTGATCTGGTTGAAGGGCTGTAGGCTGGCCGCCCGTGGTGGGGGCGATTCCATGCCGGTTCTCGAAATTCTCTTGCGTGTTGCGCGGGTTCAGACCCCATGTCTCGGGGAACCGCTTGCGCAGGATTTCCAGCAAGACCACGGTTTTCAGATCCGGGTGCTTGAGGTTGTCGGCGGCAAAGCGCGTCCAGTAATCGTTGAGCAGGTGCCATGAAATAGTCATGGCCTCATTGAACTCCGGGTGTTTGTCAGCCCAATGGTAGAGAGTGTTCATGGTTACGCCGAGTTTGGCGCACCAGCTTTCAGGAAAGCGCCCCTCTTGCGCCAAGAGGCGGATTTCCCAGCAATATTCAGGGTCATACTTGTCTGCTCGCCCCGGCCCTCCGGGCGGCTGACCTATCAGCATTATGTTGGCGCGCGTTCTAGTCATGTAAAAACCCAAATCACGTCAGAATCTGATGGCCGGGCTTCGACAACTGCCAGCCCTTGCCGGGTGCTTCCTCGATCCATTGACGGGCGTAGAGATAGGCGGTGATGTCGGCGGCCATGGCGTCAGGGCATGACAGCGCGTCACGCGCGGCACGCACGGCAGACATGTGGGCGTCGCGGTCACGAATTCCCGCCAGAGCGCGATAGTAGGTTGCACTGATGTCTCCGGCGATCAGGTGCTTTGGCGCCCATCCGCCGCCGGTGCGTGAGGCAACGTAGGACCAGCCGTCGATATGGGCCAAGCGCATCGGATGCTGCGATCCAATGACGAAACCGGTCCCTTGCAGAAGCAGGATGGTTTCGGCCAGATCGTGCAGGGTGGCATTGGAGGCCCGGTCAAGGCCCAGGTTGCCGATGTGGTAGATGACATAATCCTTCGGGGCCGCAGATGCAGCCCACGCGCAAAACGCGGCGGTGTTGGTCACGGTTTTGCGCAGGGCGATTGTCATGCACGCGCCCCCAGCCCATCTTGCCGCTTGGACAGGCTCACCTTGGCCACCTTGGGGTGCTTTTCCTGCCGCAACGCCTCCATCGTCTCGGCATGGGTCGGGTTCTCGATCAAATCCCAATCCGCGAATCCTGCGATCTGTGCCTTGAGATAGGCTGACCTTGCCGAATAGGCCCGGATCAGGCGGCCCGTGGAGGTTTCTTTAGCCAGAAACGGCGCTTTGACGGAAACGCCCTGATGGCTCAGGATGTTCTCAACGGTCTGCTCGGTGACATCGAAATGGGCGGCGATCTGCTCGATGCTCATGCCTCTGGACATGGAAACAATCCGGTCCGTGGTCGGGCGTTCCTCTCGGTCTTTCATGCGTAAATCCCCTTGTCCCGCAGGCGTTCTTTTGTGACCAGCCCAGAATGCAGCAGGGCGTCACGCATGGTGTTTCCGATCATTGAAGGCGGGATGTATTTGTCGCTGTTCACCATTTCGGCATAGAACGCCAAACGATCCTCTGGCGATGCTGGCGGCTTGGGTGCCGCTTTCGGCTTTGCCGCCGGTGAGGGCTTTCCGGCTGCTTCCGCGCTGGCCTTGGCCTTGGCGTACCCAGCCATGAAGCGATCCAGCGCCTTTGGGCCGTCTGGTGGCTCTGAATGGCCGTCCTGCGAAAGCCTTGCCGCTTCGACCACCTCGTCATCGGTGAGGCCGAAAGCCACCTGCCAGCCAAGAACATGGGTTGATGCAGCACTTCCACGCCAGAACTTCGGGGGGGCCTTGGGATCGACACCCACGGCAAGCATGACTTCTTCCAAAATCGAAAGTCTCGCCTGCGCACTACTACTACTTTTTTCTTCTTGAAGATACGAAGTATCTGAAAGGGAAGGGGAAATGGGTAAAGGGGCTTTATCCTGCCCCTTAACCTCTGGCTTATCAGGGGGGTTAACCGACTGCGTTTTTTCCTTTTGTTTTCCGTTGCTTGCAGACAGCGCGGGATTTCCCCCAAGTCTGCCGTTTTTTTGGTTTTTTGCGCGCGTTTCCGCCTCTTTCACCATGCGCCGTGAAAACATCCTGCCTTTACGATCGCGCGAAAACACGCCGTTGCGCTCCAACTCGTCGAGAAGAGCCGCCGCCTCGCCTTCGGTCACGCCTGCCAGTCTGGCAGTGCCCGTTGCATCGAGTGGGTAGCCGTTCACGGAAATGTAGCCAAACGGTTCGCTTTTCGCTGCGATGCAAAGGAGGCGCATCCACAGCCCTTGGGCCGCCAACGATGAAATGCGCAAGCCTTCATCGTTTTCGTAATCCTTCCAGTAGAAGGTCGAACTTGGGTTGTTCTTGTCTTGACCTGACTTAGCCATTCTCGCCGCCTGTATGTGCGGCTGGCGCTGGAATGCCCAATATCGACAGGAGACGGTTGCGCGAGCCTTCGTCCATTCGCAACTGCCGGAGGTAGGCGTCCAAGATCCGCTGTTCGCTGGCATGGACGTGGCTCTTGAATGTCAGCGACCAGCTTTTCTTGCCGGTGATATGCGGTGGCATGTCTGCTTCTCGCGTGTTCCGCTTATAGTGATCCTGTTCGATCATTTCGAGGGCGGTCCAGGCGGTACAGGCGGAGTTGCCATAAAAGGGGCCGGGCGCTGTCGCACAGCCTTCGCCAACCACGGCTTCCACCGTGTCAGAAATCGTTGCGCCGACCGGCAGGCCCAGAGCAGCCGATGCCTGCGCGAGGGTCATGCGGGGCTGTGTCGCGGCAGATGCACTAGCCCCGAGGAATAGCCCCAAGATTCCACGTCTGTTGAGGGGATTGCTCATGCCGCGCTCCTATTCTCATTTTTGCCGCCAGTGCTGTACTTCCGCTTCCAGTTTTCCCGCTCAAGGGCGGCTTGGGCGCGCATGGATTCGAGCAGTTTCATTTCTGCAAAGCCCTCAAGGGTGAGCGCCCCTTTTTTCGGCCCGGGGCCGCG